AACGCTCCTTCAGACCAGAAGGAAAAGTGTTCATCCACGGCATCACTCAGGCGATCCAGCTCCTGACGCCCCTGACCCAAACGATCAAAGCACTCGATCAGAATCTCGCCCGATTTGCGGGTGTAGGGTCTCGCACCCATGCCCGAGATTTCCGAGTCGGTATTCTTGATCAGCAGACGGCACCAGACGCCTGTATCCGGCGGAGTAAAGGCCGCGTGCGCATTGGGATACTCGATGCGCTCCTGAGCAATCCCGGTCAATGCCACCATGTGATCAATAATGGCTTTACTGATCTGTTCAAAGTTCATCTTGTGTAGTTCTCCTGAACGGTCCTGGCCATCTGCTTGACGGCCAATCGACGACTGTGCGTGGGTTGCTGTGACCAGGCATAAAAAAACCCCGCAGCAATTTCTTGCTCGGGGTTGTTTCGTTTGCATTGGACGCAACTTTGCACGCCCATTATTGCAATTAGCCTTGCAGATTCATAGCGGACCATGTTGCAGACTGCAACGCCAGGCGTAAAGGCAGAGGTTTCACCCTCTTTGATCTTGTCCACCTGGCCTGAATCCTGCAACTGCACCAGCACACGCTTGACCCCTTCGCGCATGGCGTTGCGTTGGGCCGTGGACAGCTCCATGCCTTTGCTGACGTGCCGCACAATCTGGATCATGCGGAACTCTCGTCCCGGATAGGCCGCTAACAGGTCTATGACTTCGGCTGCATACTTCACCGCAAAATCTCCTTCTCGACTGTAATTCTGAAATCCATCAAATGGCGGCGGTAGTCTTCATCCCGAAGGACCGCGCCAGTCACCTTTTTGATCCACAAACGGGCTGTGGTCTGACGTTCGCTGGCGGTCAATGACCGTACTGAGCGTTCTTGCGCGGGTACTCGGCCTGGATGACCATGGCTTGGTAATGCGGCAGGCGCTGGTAGAGGGCGTCAACCGCCAAAGCGTGGTCTTGATGTATGGGCCGAAAGTCCTCTTGCCAGGGAACGTAGCGTTCCATATTGCCCACGGTCTGCCCGGACCAGCACCAACGGGCCCAGTTCCAGAGCAAATCGTCGCCGCTCAGACCCTGCTTTTTTTCTGCTTTGATTGTCATGTGGGTTCCTCCTTCAAGCCCAATGAACGGTGATACCGTGCATCCGGGTCAGCAAAATTCGTTTGATGCTTTGGAGCAGGCTTTCTGGATCGCCGCTTAACTGCACAATGCGATCGCCGCTGCTGTTGTCCGTGTAGGCAAAATCCGCGATATAGCAAATCCTGCCAGCGGGTATCAGGTGGCTGAAAAGCCGTGGCACCAGACTCCAGGATGGCTGCTGTACCAAATGCCTGATCTGGCCGCTCCGCTGCAAAGCCAGCAGTTCGCTGTAGCGATGGACAGTTGCTCCGGTGATCGCCTGATGCACCTCTTGATGACGCCGTCTTGTCAGATCCATGGCTGGTTCACTCCTTGCCCAAGGCTGCTTTGGCCATCTTCAGCACGGCCAAGGAACACGCTTCCGGGCGGGCCAAGATCCGATTCGCCCAGACTCGCGGGTCCTTGTTGGTGTCGCCCGAAATCACCTGAGCCAGGTCGCGCACGCGTCGTTGCCCTTCCCGGCGCCCTTGCTCCCAGTCTTGCGGGGAGGTCAGGGCCAATCGAGGCGGCGGGATTTCTGGCCACTGTCCTTTGGCCAGGTGATCTCCCAGCACTTTGTGCCAGCGTTGTTCCAGCTGCGTGTAGGCCTGATTCAGCATGTCAAACTGCCCAATGCTGATTGCTGCGTGATAGATAGCCGGGTGTGACCACTCGCCCATTTCTCCTCGCACTCGTGCCTGCATGCCACGCACGGCCTGGAAAAAGGCGGTTTCTGGTTCCAGTTGAGGGCGGCACGCGCGCAAGAACTCCGGCAAGCTGGGGGGCCAATCAAACATGCGACGGCAATTCTTGATGCCTAGTGCCACATCGTTGGGCGAGACGCCTTCTTCGTCAAAAGCTTCGGCCCAGGCCTGTTTCCAGTCTTCAATGGCTTGCTTGTCCCGAAAGTTGGAGCGGAACTTGTTCGGATAAATGCCATTGAGCCGGTTGTACAAATGGTCCATCAGGCTGATGCCTTCCAGCTTGGTATGACGCAGCAGCCAGGGGTTGGAAAAATCAGATATCGATGACATCGTCTATCTCCTCGCGTTGCCGATGACGGTTCACATAAGCCAGGGGATCAAAGCCCGACACCTGACCTGCACGGGGCTCGTTGCGTCCTTCCAGCCAGCTGGCCTTGCCCCCCGCGCCAGCCACGCAACATGCACTCGGCCAGAAAGTCGTCCACGCTGTAGCCCATCTCCAAGGCACGGTGGGCTTCGGTGCCAAGGCGGTTCAGGGCGGTTTGCGTCAAGGGCGCTTTGATCTCGCGACGATGGCGCAGATAATCTGCGATCACTTCGGCACGGGGTTCAGCAGGCCAGGCAGAGAACTCCAGCGCCGGAGCCTTGCGACGCATGTTTGTTTTTTCTTTATCTTTTTCTGTATCTGTATCTCCTTCTTTATCTGTCTCTTTATCTAGCGCGTTACCCGGCCGTTTCGGTAACGTTACGGACGCGTTACTGCCTTCGTTACCGTCTTGTTCCTGTTTTTTTCTGGCCCGAAAACGCGCCACCCGCTCCGCGCTGCTGTCGGATTTCATCTGGCGTTTGTCCCACGCCAGAGGCTGCAAAGTTTCCTGGTCGATCAGGCCCACTTCGCTTAAGCGGCGCACCACATCGTCCAAGGTACGCAGGTCCAGGCCCAGCTTGACGGCCACCTTGCGCAGCATCAGCGTGTCTTCGCTGTCTAGCACGCCCTGCCCCTTAAGGCAGAGCAAGGCCACGTAATGCCATCTGTCCTCGAAAGCCAGCAGACGCAATTTCTCGTCGTCCACCATCTCGGTATAGGCGCGAAACCACGGCATATTGCTCATAGGCACGCTCCTGACTGTGTGAGCCAACGACAAGCAAACTCGTGTCGATGGTTGTGAATACGTGTTTTTCATGGCACCCCCGCCTGAAAAACCGCACGCCTCTGATGTATTTGCAAAAATATGACGCGCAGCAGGATCCCTGGCCCAAACAGGCCACGAACATCCGATTGATAGGCAATGCCCCAAGGGCACAAGAACTGCGTCACCCCATGACACAGTCGAACTGTCAGGCATGGCTTGCAAGCCAAACCCGTCGTAAATGCTTAGATATTTCTAGAGCTTTCTTTGGGTGCTGGGGCGGGCACCACCGGGTTCATGTGATGGAAGACCAGTTGCCAGACGCGCGGTATGACACCAGCCTTCTCCCATTGAGATATGCGGCCTTTGCTCAAGCCCGTGATACGCAATACGGCTCGGCGACCGCCCATTTCTTCGATGATGTGTTTAGCGTTCATGCATTGAGTATAGATAGTTCTAAACGTAAAGAAAAGAAATATCTAAACCTATGTTTAGTTTTTTCTTGTTTTAATGTCGGGTATGGATATTTACTCGATTCGCCGCAGAAACCTGCAACGCCTGATTGAAGACCGCGCTCACGGCAACGCGGCTGACTTTGCGCGCTCTATTGGGCGCACACGGGCGCAACTGGCCCAGTACCTGTCATCCACCTACAACGGTGGGCGCAGCATTGGCGAACGAGTGGCGCGAGCCATAGAAAAAGAAGTGGGTCTGGAAGCGCATAGCCTGGATCAGCAAGGCTATGGTTTTGGGGCCAAGCACGGTTTTGACTCCAACGTGCAAGACGCCATGATGGGCGAGCGGCGTATCCCCCTGCTGAACTATGTACAGGCAGGTGTGTTTCGGGATCCCGGTCAGAACTTCACGTTTGAAGAAGTGGAATATCTGCTGACGGACCTGTGTCTGTCCGAGCGTTCCTTTGCCTTGCAGATCAAGGGCGATTCCATGTTGCCGGACTTCAAGGAAGGCGACCGGATTATTGTTGATTGCGAGCTCACGCCCCGCCCCGGTGATTATGTGGTCGCCAAAAACAGCGAAGAAGAAGCCACCTTCAAGAAGTACCGGCTCTTGTGCATAGATGAAGGTGGGCAAGAAATCTTTGAGCTGGTGCCGCTGAACGAAGACTATCCTTCCATTCGCAGCGACCAGCATGCTATTGAAATCATTGGCACCATGGTGGAGCACCGGAAATACTATCGGCGTTCGTAAAAAGCTGGCAGCGCAGGCTGCCTTGCATGATACGGCTTAACGCTTTTTTCATTTCCTGATCGACCTTCTCCATCCAGGCCTGATCACAAGGGACGGGCTGTGCTGAGCGCTGACCATACAAACGGATATGCACCACGTTGCACCACTCCTGCGAGCCATAGTCAGGGCCATGCCCTTGTCCATCGGAGACAGCCAATTGACGATCCACCTTTTCCAGCCAGGCCTCACTGCCGACTTTCTCGGTGGGCACCGTAGTTTGGCAAGCGGCTAACAATAAAGCGGGGGCAAGCATCAAGATTCGCATGACAATATCCAAATAAAACCTCTGCTATAACAGAGCATCAAAAAACTATTATTTTTCAATGCCCCTTTTATAACAAGACCATTGGGGACTCAAGCTCGTCCCTGGCATGTGAGACAAGAATGAAATGGCTGTTCCTATGCCTGATCATGGCATTGCTACCTCTGAGCACGCAGGCAAGAAACACTCCCTGCTCAGGCAAAAAAGGTGGCATTTCCCACGGCGAGGGGAAATCTTTGTATGCCGTGATGGTTCAGCCAGCGGCAGCAAGCGATCGTGTCCTGCGTACACCGGCACTGCAGGACAACGTTCGCAGTCCAGGCCACAGGCGCTGCGATCCAGCAGCGCCTGCCCCTGCTCCAGTGGAACCTATTGTACCGGCCCTCGTGGAGGGCGCTATTGCGAAACCAGCACAGGTAGCAAACGCTATCAGCGCAAATAAGGGGGCAGCCTGCGGTACTTGCTTAGCAATTGCCCTTTTTAGCCTGGCCGGGTGGACAGTGACGCTGCCCATATCCACCGTAACCATCCGGATCCACAATCACCGACCCCCTGGGAGTATGGACGGCACAGGCGGAAAGAATAGCTGTCATGGTCAATGCCAAAATAAGTGTTTTCATCATTATTCTCTGGGTTTTAGACGCGCTCATTGTGCTCCAATGATAAACAACAAGGTGCTACCAATCGCGAGCAAATACAGTTGGGCCTCCAGATGCTTGAATCTCTTGCTCTAGCCGTGGCTACGCTAGGCACAAACACAGACTTTATGTAATAATTGCGGACTTGTTGCCCCTCTAGCTCATGCTTGGTTAGAGCAGCGGACTCATAATCCGTTGGTGCCGTGTTCGACTCACGGGGGGGGCACCAGAATACCCCTGTTAAATCAGGACATTAAAGCCACCCGATGCGGTGGCTTTTTTGTTTTCTGCGGCTGGGTGTCAACCAAGTGTCAACGTAGAAAACTGAGCACTACACCCCCTATCACATAGGGTGAACGTGGTTTTCTGGGTAACGTCTAATTTTGCGGATATAAGCCCTTCAAAGGAAGAGTTGTTACAGTGTCTGCTACCGCTTAGGGATAAGCGGCCACCAACACTTGGAGTCAGCATTTTGTTCGATACTACAAATTATCCGCAATACAAGCCTCCTTATGACAGCCCAATCGAAGACCTCTTTGCAAAGTACTTCGTGCATTACGCCGCTGCTGGGATTGCGTTTGAGCCCCCAATACCCCCGTACATACACTTTGCGGAACTTTCATTATCGATTTCGTTATCAAAGACACTGCTGGACGCCGCATCGGAATAGAGTGTGATGGTAAAGATTTTCATGATCTCTCTCGCGATGAATGGCGAGATGGAATGATCTTAGGCGAGGCACATATCGACGTCATGTACCGCTTCAGGGGACAAGATCTACGCTACAGCTGGGAAGATATCCTGTATTTTTCTGTGTAGCATGGAGCCAGGCATATTTGACCCCTGCGCACCACGTAACCTGCATATGCTCAGTAGTGATGAGATACGCGAGAGTACGCAAGATTTGTATCGTGAGTCCTACTTCTTTAGTTATCGAGACAGCAATCTGTCTGGTAACTTCAGCGCCATCGTGCGTCGACGAATTTTGCCACCGCATCGACGTAGCTTCTGGCAAGCTGCGTATCGTTTTGCCACGAGCGTTGGTGGTGGCCCGCTTGATGAGGTGATAGCGCGCTTTCGCGACCCTATTACTTCACCCGATACAGACTCTAAGTTAGGCTGAACAGTATGAAGAAATGAGATCAAAAATGCCAACGCTCAATTTGTTAGTGCCTACAATTGCTTTAAAGGAGATATTAATAGGCAAAAATTCAGGAAAAAGTCTCTCGAGCTGAATCAAGATACTAACGGGTTCAGTATTCGAACCGAGTCTAGATGGTCTGGCGCAAGATGTGCATATCGCATAGTCGTCCTCAAATCCTGGTGTCCAAGGATTCGTTGTAGAGCTAGGATGTTGCCGCCATTAATCATGAAATGGCTCGCAAATGTATGCCGCAAAACATGGGTTAATTGTCCCGGTGGCAAGTGGATCTCGGCTCGGTCAACAGCCTCTCTAAAAGCTCCGCTACAACTCATAAAAATCGAGCCCATGTTCTTATGTTGGGCATGGTGTGCAAAAACTTCGTCTTGTATTTCTTGATTAATTGGCACTGCCCTAGCCCTGCCGGTCTTGGTACGGGCGAACTGGATCATTCGCTGTCGAACCTGCTGTGGTTGCAATTGCTCGGATTCGCTCCAACGAGCGCCTGTAGCAAGGCAGATCCGAGACACCAAATCAACATGTGGATTGGTGGACTTTTTCAGCTCGACGAGCAGCGTAGTGATCTGCTCCTTAGTCAGAAAGGTCAACTCGTTCTCTTGCACCTTAAACTGGCGCAAATCTTTCAGTGGATTGTCACGTTTCCAAACGCCAAGCCGAATTAGCTCATTGAACATCGCTCGTATATACGCATGCTCACGATTGACAGTGCTCAAGGAAATACCCGTATCTAAGCGTTCTGCACGATATGCCGCAAAGACCTGCGAACTGAACTCGCTGGCAATGGGATTTTTCAGCGCAGCGATAGCTGCTTTGATTCGCTTATAAGTATCCTCTGCTGCCCGCAATTCTTTGCCGTGATGGTCGAACCAGATTACGGCTAGTTCATCCAAGCGCCGTAGGTCTTTCTTCTCGGGCATCCAGTCTGCTTGATTGTTGGCGTTCGACTTGACCCAAACTTCCCAGTTCTTAGCTTCCGCTTGAGTGCGAAATGTCTTGCGCAGGCGTTTTGAGCCTCGTCCCCCTGGCTGTATGTCGACCAGCCAACCTGTATCAGTCCTTTTTATTGCCACTTCTTTTATCTTCCGTCCATTTTTGACGACTGAGAAACTCTTCCCAGGCTTTTTCTGTAGGGGCTTCACCTAGTAGAGGTTGAAGGTCTGTATTCGCTTTAACCCCAAGCAGTAACCAATGGGCATATGACGGTCTGTATTCGATGATTGATATCAGCATAGCCAAGGTAGGCATCTGCTTCTTCAAAATCACATTTTTCCAGCGTGAAGCAGGAATACTAGTGCGCTCCTCCAAGTATGCATACATGCCTCGAGCAGGAGCCAAGTCCATCGCAAGATAGATGAACCTATCTCTCAGCATCTCCTCTTCTCTCCGAAGGCGCTCATTTAACTCATTTAAACGCTCGGTTTTAGATTCCTGATCTTTATGCATTGACTTTAGCTCCGGCTGGGTATAGTCTGCTCGAAACGGTCAAAATATACGCGAAAAGAATGATTTTTGACTGTTTTAGGCATTTTTTAGTGTTTACGTTCAAGAAATGGAGTTTACAGTATGGGAACAGGTGTGGATAGAACTATAGGTATTCCTCCCTTAATGACTGTAGAGGCTTGGGCTAAGGCTATTGGCTTAGATATCACAGTAGTTCAAGCGCAAGTGAACCGCGGATATTGGCCCACTATCCGCGTGGGAAAGAGACGACTGGTCAATATAGAGGTGGTACGAATCCGCGCTGCGGAACGAGCTGCTGAGTTTGCGTTATGAGCCACCAAACAATAGAAGCTTTTTTACGCTGGCCGAACGTTGCCAATGACTTCTGTACGAGCCAAGCCGCTTTTGCGCTGCGCCTGCCCGCAGCTGTGCGAGGACAGCCGCAGCATAAAAGCGGCTAGCAACTTAGCTACATCGGAGTTAGCAGCATGACGACCACGCATGCTTCCCCCCGTCCGGTAATACGGGGGGAAAGTCCCCGAAAGCAACAAGTACGAGTTGATTGGCTCAATGTCACTTTTAAGCCCAACGGGATCACTCAGGACGAGGTGATTGCTCAACTCTCAAAAATTATGAGCCGTCCTGTTTCCGGCCTTGATGAAGGTAAGGGCATCAGGGGCTACACAGGCTCAGTCACATTATTTGCGCATGTTGGTTCGCGTACAAAGCAAATGGGGTTTCTTGGCTACGGCGGTGAGGAACAGCGAGGTACGTGGATGCTTTCAATTTCCGGTGTTGGCTGTTCACTGATTAACACGTGGAGAGCTATGCGTCGGTGGCTGAAACGCATTAGAGCGAAGATCACGCGCTTAGATTTGTGCGTGGATTACTTGCATGGTGAATACACGGTAGACGATGCGGTTGCTTTCTACCAATCGGGCCGTTTCACTTTATCAGGTCGCCGACCTTCTACGTCCCAAGCTGGTGACTGGTTGAACCGTAAAGAGCGCACCTTGTATATCGGAAAAGCCAAGAACGGCAAGGTTTTGCGCGTCTATGAAAAGGGGCAGCAACAAGGTTATGCGGAGAGCGCATGGACACGCTATGAGGTTCAGTTTGGAAGCCGCGACCGTGTCATTCCATTGGAAGCTCTAACCGAGCGAGATAAGTATTTCGCTGGGGCATATCCCGTACTAGCTGACCTGCTCGACAACGAATGTGGCGCCGAAAAAATTCCTACGTTGCGTACCGAGGGAGAGGTGACGTTAGCGCACTTACTCACGCATGCGCGCCGTACATACGGCAAGGCAATCGACGCCATGAGCAGAACAGAAGGTTTTGAAATCGCAAGCCTAGTTGAGGAGGTCCGAGTGATCGGAGTGCCTCGGCGGCTCAATATCTCCGCACTTGCGAGCGGCCCCAATTGGTCGGGGATTTGTGACCTTTCTAGACAAGAGAGAAAACATGTCAGTTGATCGTAAAGAAGTCTGCGGCTTTGAAATTACTGAGGGTGTCAGCAAAAAGAGTGGTGCTGCTTACAGCATTGGCACATTACATACGTTGACCAAGCTTGCGCCGCCAATGGGTGCCGACAACATCGCTACCGGTCACATGGGTGATCAATACCGCGTAGACGCTGAGGTACTGCGTCGAATTGCTCACCTGCCTACGCCTTTCTTTGCTGATGTGGTGACCGAAGACCTGATGCGCTTTGGTAAGCGTGAAACCGTCGTCACAGATGTACGTCCGGTCGAACCCGTTAAGAAGAACTCTTAAATATTGCCCTCTCTATGACACGCATCTACCTCCAGTACTGCGACATCAGCATTGAAGCGGGGACTGAATGTCCTGTGCCGCATCGTCAGCAATTCGCCATCGAGCGTGAAACGCTGGAGTCCGCAGGCAACCCGATACCAACGTTGAACGCTGTCGACGTTGGCCAGGTATTCAGCCTGGGGCTATCGGTGGTGGTGCTGTTCTTCCTGCTGGGGCGAGGTGTTGGAACCGTATTGAACCTGATTCGCAGGGGTTAGGTTAATCCGATAGGCAGGCGGTTTCCTGCCCAATTCTCACGAAAAGGAACTTCACATGAAGAAGCTGAACTTCAATCTCAAGCCGGTGGTCACTGCTGTTGTCGCTACCGCACTGACGCTGGCATCAGGTGCCGTCATGGCCCAGGAGGCCGGCAACATCGACCTGACCGCAATCACAGGCGCGTTCAGTGCTTCGGATGTCATCACGGCAGTGATGGCCGTGGCCGGAGTGTTGGCGACGATCTACGCCACCATGACCGCTGCCAAGATGGCGCTTCGCTGGATTCGTGGCGGTTGATCCAACTCCATGACTGAATCAGGCAGGACTGGCCATCCTGCCTTTTAATTTTCGAGGTTAAGCATGATTGCTCAGAGTTCTGTTATCGAGGCATATGGCATTTCGATCTATTGTTGTTTGTTATATCTCGTTCTTTTTTCTTGGTGGATCTGCGAAGGTTGTCCGATAAAGCTAAAAAACGAACAGCCCACTGAGCCGATTCAGAAACGAATCAACGAAGCTTTCTTTTCCCAAATTCAGACATTTTTCGCCACCCTTTTTACTTCTTTTAGTACTCGTATCAGGTTTGATCTTTCTGCATTCAAAGTATGGATTGATCTACCCACAAGAGCTAATAGAAGCATTAACTATAACTATTTGCTTGGGTATTTCTGCACCACTAATAACCATATCTGTATGGTTGATCATGGGGCCAATTTTTTAGTCTTTGCCACAACCATTTTCAGCATAGGAGAAAGCTTCGTGATTAGTGCTTGGTATTTGGTCATATTTTTTGGGGCATTGTTTGTGCCTGGGCGCTAATTACAGGATTGGAATAATGGCTCTATTACGCGTGTTTACAGTAATAGCGGTGTTCTGCTTGCTTGTACCTCTGTCTGCATTTGGCCAAGCCCTTCCCAA